GTTCGGAAGTAGCGTTGTCGGAAGTTTGAAAAATTTTCTAATGCACCCTTAGCATCTTCGGAGAGTTCCCAGTCTTCTGCAGCTATAGCGTTTCTACTGTCTATCTTGTAGGCAGCGAGCATGCGACTAACGGTAGCTGAAGTGCAACCGAGGAGGGAAGCCGCGTTGGCTACCGTCATGTCGCCTGTTGCAACCTGGTCAGCTATTCCCTCACTTACGAAAGCTCGGTAATGCTGTCCTCGTCTAACTGAAGCGTAATCGCCCTCGTCAGACTTACGTTCTATGTTAATAGGTTTTTGTTCAGCTTTCTTGTTATGTCTTGAATCTCTTGCAAACTGTCTCTTTTGGCACTTAGGGGAACAGAATTTACGTTTTTTACCTGTTAATCTTTTCCTACAACCCTCTGCTATACAGATTACATTATGTGATGATTCGACCATAAAAAACTATCTTCCTGTAGATGTTTGCGTAGTGCTAATTATATGGTATAGTCCTGTTAATTACAAACATCAAACACAAGTAATTTGTTACAGGTGAAGTTGCAATCGGGATGCGGAAAGCTGCTGACTGGCGAGACAGTACACTAGAAAGACAAAGGCAGTACCCAAGGACTTACAAAAAGGTTTGATTAGCTTCCAATAACACTAATGCCCGCTCATGCTCAAAAGCCTTATACTGACTGGGTTTTTACTGTACAGAATTACCAGAATATATTTCTAGACATACATATATAGTATACAACGTCTAGATTGACATATGTAGGTCAATGACTATACAGATACAGTTCTTGTATACAGACAGTAGGTAATATTTTCTATATAGAGTAATGTATGCTGTATCTGTATAGACATATATGTCCTACATATGAGTATATATAAATTTAAATACAGAGGTATGGTAGTTTAATGATGTGCCTTGATACTGTATGTAATGCATAGACATATATACACCTAGTAATAAGTCCAATAGAGATATCAAGGTACATATTACTACCATACATCTGCTATCCCCTTCACCTTCTGATTGTCCTACATGTCCCTTATCCTTGCGGAAGGGACATTCCGTCTCTTTCTTTTATCTATGAATAGATTGGAGATATAATGGAACTAGATGAAATTATGACTGTAGATACAGCAGTAGATACAGAGGAAGCTAAAGATACTGCGACTGAAACACAAGTAGAGAGTAAAACATTTACTTGTAATGCGGATAATCATGAAGGTGATAGACAAGTGAAACTTGGCTTTAACTTTCGTGAGCTACGCTCTAAGAAAGAAGGGGATAGTTACAAGAATTATGAGTTCTGGTATAGAAACATATGTAAGCCTTGTGGACAAAATCTACTCCTTGAGGCACAAAAAGCCTAATTTATATATACAGTATGTCTGGTACTCAATGTGCCAGACTACTGGTTTTTTTTTATATAGAACTATCAATAAAAACGTGATAACGAGAAAGGATAACTATGGTAGGTGTAATTTGTGGCTATTGTGAACAAGATATTGAAAATACAAGTGACCGTTATTGGTATATAGGTAAAAAGAAATATCCTTTATACGTACATAACAGTTGTGGAGTTAAATTAGTATCACATGGCGAAAACATCTGGAAATATCACAGACTTGGTGTAACTAAGACTGAACATGCTGAATATCAAGAAAGCATTATTGAAGATGTATATTACGAACAAACTAAATTAAGTATCTAGTATACTTAAACTAACTATGAAAGGAAAACTATGGATAATATCGTAGATATTAAGAATGCATTAGATGTAATTAAACCTATATTAAATGCAGCCGAAATAAATCAATTAAACAAAATGATTGAGAATGCAGTTACTGCATATCATGAAGGATTAGTTGATTCAAAGATAGCTAATGACCTAGATGTTTTAAACATTACAGCGTCAAAGTTTATCTTTGATGATGCTCCCTTTTAATTAAAAAAAACGCGTCTGTGTCTGTCTCCCCTTGGCAGACACATTCGCTGCTTAAAAACTATATAAACAATTAATGACGAAAGGAAACTATGAAAATATCATTAGATAAATTAAACGATGAAGTACAAAAATTAGAAACAAGGTTTGTAGCTTTAACTACAATTGTATTTACAATACAAGATGAATTTATAAAAGACAATCCAGAATTTCTAAAGAAATCTATAGCAAACATGTTAGGTAATGACATGATTCGTGAAGGTTTTACTCAATATGTAAACAATGATTCAAATATATCAGATGATTACAAAACATTTATGATGGAAGTTAATGAAATAGCCAACAAATACGAGGAGGAATAATGTTAGAACCATTAAATATAATACAATATGCTTTAGCTATTAAACATAAGCTAGATTTTGATGATATAGAAGCAGCAAAGAAAATTGTTGATGATTTGTGTGAATATGCAACTCATGCACAAATAGATTTGGAGGAGGAATAATGCCTAACTGGTGTAGAAATAGAATATCTCTTACAGGTACTAAAGAAGATATAGATAGATTACTTATTGATATAACTAATGAAAACGATACATATTCATTAACTAACGTAATGCCTACTCCAAAAGAATTTGACGGTATGCATAGCGGTTCAATTACTATTGACGGCGTTCAATATAATAATTGGTATGATAATGAAGACGGTACTAAACGTCCAGTTATGGATATGGTACTTGATGACTTAAGGGAAAAATATAATTGTACTAACTCTATTGACTGGCAATATCTTAACTGGGGAACTAAATGGGGTGATTGTGATACTGAAGTTACAAAAGTAAATGATAACACCTTAGCTATTTGGTTTGAATCAGCATGGGGTGAACCGTTTTTATTGTTACAACACATTGCAGAAACCTATAATGTATCTATTTGTAACAAATTTCTTGATGAATTTGAGTATGATTTAGAAGAACCACATCAAACAGACTATCCAATAGAAGAGTTTGATATGGTAGAACAAGAACATACAAAATCATTTACTGATTTAATAGAAAAGTATAATAGATAATGGGTGGTTGGCTGCAATGTTATAACTGTGATAAATGGCATCACACACATAATGGTGGTGCTTATATTTCAGGTAACACTTACTGTGAAAATTGTGCTGGAGAGATAGAGGCTTTCTGGCTTATGAGGGAGGAAGAATGACGTACAAATATGTAGATAGTAATGCTAGAAGAAATGAAAATGTTTTATCTGTTGACTTTACATTCAATGGAGACGTTGATATGGATGAAGCTATTAAACAGATTGATGCAATGGTAAACGATATTGGTAATGATTACATTACGTTTACTTCGCATGAACCAAGAATATTCAGTATATCTAAATATTCAAGCATACTAGAATAAATACTCCGCTACTTACAATGAGAGTTTTCATAGTTCTCTCCGTTAGACCATATTGTAGGTAGCTTGTAACAAATTGATAAGAGCAACTACGAAGTTAACGACATTTAATTATGTTTGATACACGAAGTCACGCACATTGTCCTTATTGCCACTGGTGATAACGAAGGCAGGTTAACTAGTCCCGCAAACGTTGTGAATTAGTTTGTTACAAGCTATCTATTAGTAGGAGCTACATTTACCTTGTTTAGTAGTAACCGAACATAGGTAGCTTGTAGCACATAGTAAGGTCTTACAAACTAAGCGAAAGCATTTTGTAATAGGTTTTCTAGGCAACCTCAAACTGTGTGTTACAAGCTATCTATACGTACGTAGCTTACAGTTCAGTTTTAACATACAAAAGTATTGTTAATTTCATGCCCGACTGGACTGTGAGGTGCATACAAGCATCCGCGTCTGTCGTATCTTCGTGAACGACATTCGCGTTTATTAACTATGAAAGGATATCTATGAAAGAACATCTAATGCATTTAGGTGCGTCAAAACAGGAACAGAAGTTATACAACTATACAGCTGTATACAATCCTAATGACGTAACTAATGATAAAAAGTCATTACGTATGGATGAAGAACCAGTCACAATGGTATATCGTGTTGAAGTATGGTCAGATAATATTGCCAATGCTTACAACAAAGGTATGGAAATTGTAAATCTGCAACGTGCAGAGGAAATGACTGATTACATTACAACTCATCCTAGATTGCGAAATGTAGATTCTGTTACGATAGATGAGCTACATAAAATACGTGATGAGGCAATAGATATTGGTTTGTTTACTGATTGGATGATTATGACTCCAACAAGTATTCAAATCAATTTAGCAGACGATGAAGAACTACTGCAATCCCAAGTTATAGAAAATGCTATGCATAGCGTAGCTAGCATTGGCGATGAAGTAGACGATTATCTAAAGGAGATAACAGATGATGCCTAACGGTATGCGTCCAGCTATTCCACCAGAACCAAACCAATACAGAAAAGGTAAACAACCTACGCTGTTAACAGATGA